CAATGGCGTACACTAAGCAAGTTAAGGGTGCTAGCATCCTCAACAACGCATTTACTGGTTCAGGCGTAACTTACGGCGACGGTAAAGTATTGTGTGCGACTGACCACCCGCTTGTTTCTGGTGGTACCAACTCAAACCGTCCTACTACCGGCGCCGATCTGAACGAGACTTCTCTGGAAGCTGCTGTAATTCAGATTGCTGGTTGGACTGATGAGCGCGGTCTGCTTATCGCTGCCAAGCCTCGTAAGCTGGTTATCCCACCTGCGCTGCAATTCGTTGCTACCCGCCTGTTGGATACTGAGCTGCGTGTGGCTACAGCCGATAACGACATCAACGCAATCAAGTCAAACGGTTCAATTCCAGAAGGTTACACTGTTAACCACTATCTGACTGATACCAACGCTTGGTTCTTGATGACCGACGTACCTAACGGTCTGAAGCACTTCGTGCGCACTCCGATGCAAACCTCAATGGATGCCGATTTCGATACCGGAAACAGCCGGTACAAGGCCCGTGAGCGTTACAGCTTCGGTGTATCTGACCCGCTGGGCATCTTCGGTTCGCCCGGTTCTTCTTAAGAAGAAAAGCAGTACTAGGATTGGGGGCTTCGGCCCCCTTTCTTTTTGGTTAGTAGGAGGTGTATATGCCTAAAGCCAAATCTGAACCCACCCGCACTTGCATCGACTGTGGTGAAACTAAATCTACAGCCGAATTTGAATATACATCACGGGGGACACGGCGCGTTTGTATACCCTGCATAAATGCTAAACGGGCGAAAAAAGCCTCCGCCAGCCCCGAATCCTACCTCCACATTTTAAACGTTCAACTACGGTCCCAGCGAATTAAGCAGGGCGTCCAGTACGATCTAACCACAGAAGACGTTGTAGCCCTATGGCACGAGCAAGGGGGGCGATGCGCTATATCGGGCGTGATTATGACCCACCAAAGGAACGGGGCCTACGGGGATGGCAAGAAGCGAGACTTTAACGCTTCCATAGACAGAATTACTGCTAGCGGCCCGTATGTACGGAAAAACGTACAGTTAGTGGCGAACCGCGTGAATACCATGAAACACACCCTAGGGGACGACATGTTTATGTGGTGGATTAAAACCATTTACCAACACAACGTTGAGTGATATGGTAGTACCGGATATTTGTTTCATATCATTTATCTTGTTTCATATAATTTATCTCCTTTGAAGATTGTGGCCCGCCCGCTACCGGCGGGTCTTTTTTTGCTTAAGTCTTGCACACTTACGTCCGAAATAGTGTATAGTAACAATACCGGGGTCATCCGGTGTATCTGACAGTCCCGGCTGACGACATGCAGACAGATACACCCTAAATTAACTCGCATGTGAGGATTCTCAAATGGCGAATACTACTTTTACAGGCCCAGTCATCTCGACTAACGGCTTTCAAGGCAATACTACTGGCGGCATCGACGCTAGAACTGGTTACGTGATCCTCTATAGCACGACCGCCGCTGCAATCGCTGACATTACTGACGCTGTAAACACCTCCGACAAAGAAGTTGGCACCATCGTCTTTGACACAACAAATAGCAAGCTGAAAATCGCAACTGGCGATGCAGCCGATGACACTTGGGTTGACGCCGACGGCACTAATGCTGTAACTCCATCATAAGGTGAATACTTATGTCTAGTTCAGATATTAGAACCAAACGGGTTGCTGCCGGAGGTACCGGTAGCTTGGGCGTAGGCCCCGCTCGTATACGTCAGGTCCAAGTGCTTACTAGTGATGTTGGTGCCGGTCGGTTAACTATTACTGACGGTTCCGGTGGAGCTACAGTATTGGATATTGATTTTGCCGTAGAAGATTCGCACTCAATTAACATCCCAGATTATGGTATTCGTTGTGAAAATGACGTGGTTATTACTGCGCTCACGAATATTACTGCGATGACGGTGTTCTACAGCTAATGGCTAAGCAAGTAGATAAAAAGGCAATGGCTTGTAACAAGCCTAAGAGAACTCCTTCTCACCCCAAAAAGTCCCACATTGTGAAGGCTTGCGAGGGCGGGAAGGAGAAGATCATTCGGTTTGGTGAGCAAGGTGCTTCTACTGCGGGTAAGCCCAAAAAGGGCGAGTCTGCACGGATGAAGGCTAAGCGCAAATCGTTCAAAGCCCGACATGGCAAGAACATTGCCAAGGGTAAGATGAGCGCAGCTTACTGGGCCGACAAGGTAAAATGGTAATAAAATCAAGGACTTAGGTATGGACGAGCTTGACGAAATTAGCGATTTTGTCGATTGGCTTGATGAAGATGAGGCGGAAGCCACTATCCCTATACCTTTACTTTTTCTATCCATTTTACAGGCTTCGCAAGGCACCTATTCGCCCGCAGAGGTAGAAGAATTGTATTTGATAATACAGGCTTACATGGAAGAAGCCCCCTCTGGACAAATAGTGGCCCTAAAAGGCGGTAAGAACGATGCCGAGTAAGTCCAAGAAACAGCACAACTTGATGGCGGCAGTGGCTAATAATCCCGAATTTGCCAGCCAAGTGGGAATCCCACAAAGTGTAGGAGAAGACTACGTGAAAGCGGATAAAGCAAAAGGCAGGTATAGTTGTGGCGGTGGTGTCCACAAAATGAAGAAAGGCGGGAAAGTCCGTGGTTGTGGTATCGCACGTAAGGGTCTGACCCGGGGCACAATGCGATGATGAAATGCCGAGGCATGGGTAAAATGAAGCCCATGGCCCTTAAAGAAGGCGGCACGGTGAAAGACGACTGCTACCGCAAGGTGAAGGCTTCGTACAAAGTTTTTCCCTCTGCTTACGCCTCGGGTGCCATAGCCAAATGTAGGAAGAAGAAAGCTCGTGGCGGTTAGGAAGACAAAGAAAGGGGCCGCCCTGAAGCGGTGGTTCAAGGAAGATTGGAAGGATGTCCGCACCGGCAAGGAATGTGGGCGCCAGAAAGGCGAGAAGCGGGGAACTCCGTACTGTAGGCCGACAAAGCGTGTCTCCAGTAAAACGCCAAAGACAGCAGGCGAGATGACTGCGGCGGAGAAAAAATCCCGCATAGCGCAGAAGAAAAGGCTAGGCCAACCAGCAGGTGCACCCAAGAGGGTTAAACCGCTGAAGAGGAAGAAATAATGGCTACATCCGGTACTACAGCGTTCAACCTAGACTTCACCGAGATTGCGGAAGAAGCGTGGGAGCGTGCCGGTCGTGAAATGCGTTCTGGCTATGACCTGCGTACGGCTCGCCGTTCCATGAACCTGCTGACTATTGAGTGGCAGAATCGCGGCATTAACATGTGGACCATCGAGGAAGGAACGGTAAATTTAGTAGGGGGAACAGCCACTTACGCTCTCCCTGCCGACACTATTGACCTTCTTGAACACGTTGTGCGTACTGGCGATGGGAACATCACTACGCAGTCGGACCTGAATATCACCCGAATCAGCGTCTCTACCTACTCCAGTATCCCCAACAAACTGAGCCAAGGACGCCCAATACAGATTTATGTAGACCGAGGGCAAGCAAATCCGTCGGTAACTGTCTGGCCTGTGCCGGATGCCTCTAGTACCTATGTTTTAAAATATTGGCGTATGCGCCGTATACAGGATGCTGGGGCGGGCGTACAGACCCCTGATATTAACTTCCGTTTCCTGCCCTGCCTTGTTGCAGGGCTTGCGTATTACATAGCGCAAAAAGACCCAGAATTGATGCCTAGAATTCCTATGCTACAAACAGAATATGAACGGCAGTTTGATTTGGCTGCCCAAGAGGATAGGGAAAAAGCGTCGCTTAGTTTGGCGCCGCGTATTTTTGGAGTTAGATAATGGCGTACAAGTATGCGTCAGGTCAAAATGCGTTAGCTATATGCGATGTCTGTGGGTTTCAGTATAAACTTAGGGAACTCAAAGAGTTAGTAGTAAAGGACAAGCGCACCAACATTAAAGCTTGCCCCGAGTGTTGGAACCCAGATCAGCCGCAAAACAGACTAGGGGAGTTTCCAGTTGACGACCCCCAAGCTATACGGGACCCCAGACCGGATTCTTCGGAACTTACGGCCAGTAGGGATATTCAGTGGGGGTGGGACCCAGTAGGGCTTAACGACCCGTTAGGGCTTACACCAGACAATTTAGAAGGCGTAGGTGCTGTAGGCACGGTCACGGTAACTACAAGCTAGGAGACAGAAATGAAAATGAAGTCACGATCAAATGTAAAAGCTCCGAAGATCGTCGAGCATCCAAATCAGCCAGTAAAGTATAGCGTTGCGGATTGCTGCAACCAGCCGCCCAAAGACATGAAAACTACCGGCGTTAAGATACGTGGTGTTGGCGCAGCGACTAAGGGCACTATGGCCCGAGGCCCAATGGCATAAGGAGTAGGGTGTGAATTACACCGAGCTGAAGACCAATATTGAAGACATTTGCGAGCAGTCGTTTACGGACGCGCAGCTTGCTATGTTTACCGATCAGGCTGAGCAGAAGATATACAACACTGTTCAGATACCTGCGCTTCGGCGTAACCAGACAGGTAACCTGACGACTGATAACAAGTATTTAGTATACCCAACGGATTTCTTGTACCCGTTCTCTTTGGCGGTTATTGACGGCGATGGAAACTACGAATACTTGTTGAATAAGGACGTGAACTTTATCCGAGAAGCATACCCCGGCCCTACAGCTACTGGGATGCCTAAGCACTATGCGGTTTTTGACGATACATCGTTCATCGTTGGGCCTACACCCGACACTGGTTATGAGGTAGAGCTACATTATGGCTACTACCCAGAGTCTATTGTGACTGCTGGAACTACATGGCTTGGTGACGAGTTTGACTCTGCCCTACTCAATGGGGCGCTAGTTGAGGCTATACGTTTCCAAAAAGGTGAGCCGGATATGGTCCAGCTATACCAAAAGATGTATGTAGACGCGATTGCGCTACTCAAGAATCTCGGTGACGGCAAGTTGCGAGAAGACATGTACCGTTCTGGCCAGCTCAGAATAGAACCGCGTTAATTTAAGAGGAACACCAAATGGCTATCACTCAAGCAATGTGCACCAGCTTTAAAGAAGAACTTCTTGGCGGTGTACACGATTTAGACACAGACACCATTAAGATTGCGCTGTTTACCAGTTCAGCAACCCTTGGTGCAACC